CAAATGCTACAGTTGGCCACGGATTAAGCGCAGCTCCTGATATGATCTTGGTTAAGTGTCGGGATGCGGCCCGATCATGGAAGGTCTATCATTCAGCTGGGTCATCAGATCCACAGACTGATTATCTTGTGCTAGATACAAATGGAGCCCTAGTCGATGATGCCACGGTGTGGAATGACACAGCGCCTACCTCTACTGTTTTTAGTCTCGGCAGTCATAATGATGTAAATGGCAGTGGCGATGCCTTTGTTGCCTATTGTTGGGCAGGTGTAGAAGGATATTCCAGTTTCGGAAGCTATATTGGAAATCAGGCTAATGACGGGCCAGTTGTCTTTCTTGGATTTGCGCCAACATGGGTAATGATTAAGGAGTCGGATGCTGCTGGAGGGACTTGGCATATTTATGACAACAAACGAAGGACTTATAACCCTAACACTCGTGATTTGAATGCGGATATAACTAACGCAGAAGGCTATAACAATGCGGATATAGACCTTTTATCAAACGGTTTTAAGATCCGTACCGTAAGTACGAGTACAAACGAAAGCGGCAAAACGATGATATATGCTGCCTTCGCAGAGAATCCATTCGGCGGCTCCGGTTCATCACAAGCAAGAGCTAGGTGATGCCGACACACACTCCAAACATCGATATGCTTCAACGTATTGACCTTGTCGATAAGGCGTTGCAAAAAAATGCAGCAGAACTCAACACACATGAGGAAGTGTGCGCTCTCCGATACACGCAAATCGAGTCCCAGTTTCAAACCACCATCAGTAGGATTAAACGCCTCGAGACGATTGTTATTAGCACAGCCGCTACTACAATCATTCTTCTACTGGGGATGGTTTACAGGGGTTGATCATGGAGCTAGGTGCCAGAGAATTGCTAACTTTTGGCACCGTCTTAGTCGGTTTAGCCAGCGGTTGGGCTATGATCAAGAGCCAACTGGCCCAGGCCCAAAGAACCATTACTAAAATCAGTAAGGCGTTACAGTCGATTGAACTCCGTATGGATACCGTGGAAGCTGGAGAGGCGGTACAGCGTAATCAGCTTAAAACAATTACGATGATACTATCGCCAGACGCGTTGAAAAAGTCATCTGAACGTGATGGTGCTATTGAAGAAAGGCTGAAGTCCTTGGAACGTGAAGTGACAGCCGTTCGTCGTATGCACAATGATAAACATCCAAAGGTCGATTAATGAAGTGGGTTGCTGCTATATCTCTTCTTCTTGTTTTGGGTTGCACGACGGTAGAAACAAAGGAGGAGGCTGTCAATAAGGACGGTGATGCTCCTTTGCTGATGCCAGCAAATATGCAATGTTTTCCCTATCCTGTAATGTCGCGAGTTTTATTTGACCAGTATCGTGAGACACAAGTGGCAGCGGGTGTACTCGCCACAGGCCAAGGCAAATACATCGCCAACCTTTTTAAATCAGAACGTGGAACTTGGACACTTGTCATAACAAACCCTGAATTAGTCTCGTGTATCTTAGGATATGGTACGAGTTGGGCTACTGCTAAACCACCGGAGGGTGTATGATGTGGCAGTCAGAAAGAAGAAGTGTTGTTGCCCTATTGGCTATAACTTTTATCATATATACAATTATTCATTCAGGACGGTTAGGACTATGGTAAGGAAATAAGGATGCTTAGTTTAGTCGGATCACTTCTTGGTTTTGGTACTTCTTTTCTACCTAAAGTCATGGACTTTTTTCAAGATAAGCAAGATAAGAAACATGAACTCGCGGTCATGGAAGTACAAGTACGTCAGCAGAAAGAAGCAGCTTCGCAGAAATTGGAGGCAATCAATGTTGAAGCAGATATTAGAGAGGTTGAGGCGCTTCAAAAATCTATGCAGCCGGTGGGAGTTCCCTGGATCGACGGGCTTCGAGGTAGCGTTCGCCCTGTCATTACTTATTCTTTTTTCCTCCTGTTCGTTTTCGTTGAGGTCGCCGCCTATCTTAGTCTCACTGCCCAAGGGGTATCTGGATTGGATGCGGCCGGACTTATCTGGGACGAAGATACAAAAGCACTATTCGCCGCCGTCATCAGTTTCTGGTTCGGTGGAAGAGCAATAGCAAGGGGTAAAAAATAAATGTCAAGAAACAATGTTGTAGACAGTAGGATTTTTTGGGATTCGTTAGTAACCAATACAATCAACAAATTTGAATATGATGCTATTAGTGCTGAAAAATTTGTTGAGCATATGGGCCATTTAGGCTTTAACCCAGAAGACATAAAAGAAATATATGAATTGCAATGAAACTGGTCTCAAAATTATTAAACAGTTTGAAGGTTTTCATTCAAAGGCTTATCTCTGTCCTGCGGGGATTCCTACGATTGGATACGGCAGCACCAGAGGTAAAAATAGAAAGAGAATCAAGCTCACAACAGCCGCCATTACGAAAGAAGAAGGGGAAGAACTCCTCAAAAAAGATGTCCAGTCAGCAGAAAGCTCGGTCAAAAATTTAATTAAAGTTAAGTTGAATGAAAATGAATTCAGCGCGTTATGCTCCTTTGTTTATAATTTGGGGAGTGGAAATTTACAGTCAAGTACTCTTAGGGCTAAATTAAATCGGGGAGATTATGAAGGCGCTGCCAATGAATTTCCCAAATGGCGTAGGGCTGGTGGAAAAATCTTAAAAGGCTTGGTTTTAAGACGAGCGACTGAACAGAAACTTTTTCTAGCGTAGGTTAAAAATATGCCGCTTCAAAAATTAAAAATTCCAGGAGGTGTATTTAAAGATCGTTCTGATTACGCTATAGACGGTAAATGGATTGATAGTGATAAAGTTAGGTTTCAACAAGGGTTGCCCGAACCGATTGGAGGGTGGCTAAAAGAAGCAAACTGGTCTGCTACTGGTATACCCAGTCAATTACAGGCTTGGAGTAATTTAAATGGGGATCAGCTTTTAGCTATAGGTACAGAAAAGAAGATTCATTTAGTTTTTAACGATACAATTTATGACATAACGCCAATTCGTGCTACGGCAAGTTTAACCAATCCTTTCACAACTTCAAGCGGTAGTCCCACAGTCTCAGTGGCAGATGTTGCTCATGGTGCAAATGATGGAGACTATGTTGTATTTACTGGGTCAAGTGCTGTAGGTGGAATAACAATTACAGGTGAATTTGTTTTAACTTTTGTAGATGAAAATACCTATACCATCACATTTTCTAGTAATGCTTCTAGCACTGCTACTGGAGGTAGTAGTGTAACCGCTACTTATTTGATTTCTAATGGTGCTGAACCTGGAGCAAGAGGTCTTGGTTGGGGTATAGATACATGGGGCAGTTATCGTGAAGGTTCACCTATCACGCAAAAAACTGTAAGTGGTCTTACACAAGCTAATCCAGGAGTTGTTACCGCTACCGCACATGGATTTAGTAACGGTGATTTAGTAAAATTAACCGAAGTGGTTGGAATGGTTGAGGTTAATGGTAATTATTACACCACAGCAAATGTAACGACTAACACGTTTGAATTGTCTGGTACCAATACGTCTAGTTTCACTTCCTATGGTTCTGCTGGCAAGGCGACCTTAATATCTGGTTGGGGTTCTGCGGCGGCTGTTTCTTCTTCTACGGTTGTATTAGAACCCTCGTTGTGGTCATTTACTTTATGGGGCGAAGATTTAATAGCTACTCGTCGTGATGGCGGTACCTATATATGGGATGCAACAAACGGTACAGATACAAGAGCTATTGCACTTAGTAATGCGCCTACTAACGCTTTATTGAGTCTGGTTTCTGTTCCAGATAGGCATGTTATCTGTTTTGGTGCTGATGATGATCCACTTTTAGTAAAGTGGTCAAGCCAAGAGGCTAATACTACATGGTCGGCTTCGGCTACCAATACGGCTGGGTCACAGCGGTTGGAAGTAGGACATAGAGTTATAGCTATTCAACAGACAAGAGATCAGATTTTAATTTTTACTGATGAAGCTCTGTTCGGTATGGTTTTTCAAGGTCCTCCGTATACCTTTGGATTTAGAGCTATAGCAACTTCTTGTGCGCCCGTAGGACAAAACGCGGCAGTAGAAATTAATGGTGCTGTGTATTGGATGGGCTGTGGACATTTTTATATTTATTCTGGAAGAGTTCAACCGATTCCTTGTCCTGTTCGTGATTTCGTTTTTGACGATTTAAATGATGATTTCCAAAATATTTCCTTTGGTGGGACGAATCGTAAGTTTACAGAAATCTGGTGGTTTTACCCTAGCTCTGAAGCTACGAGTCCTGATCGTTATGTGGCTCTTAATTATACGACAAATGAATGGTTTGTCGGCAGCTTAGATCGAAATGTTTGGATTGATGATGAAGACTGGCTGTTATTCCCAACTACTACTGATTCTAGCGGCAATGTCTATTATCAAGAAAACGGTAGAAGCGACAACGGTTCTGATATAACCAGTTATGTTGAGTGTGGCGCTTTAGAATTAGGTGAAGCCGGTGATGCCATGCTGTTGGTAGATAAAGTTATTCCGGATGTATCTGGCACACCGCAAATTACACTGTATACTCGTAAGTACCCCAATTCAACTGAAGTTACAAAAGGTCCGTATGATTTATTCTCAACGACGGAAAAACTTAGCCTACGGGCAAAGGGCCGACAGCTTCGTTTAAAGGTAAGTTCTACAGGACAAACATATTGGCGATTTGGGCATACTCGGTTCCAATTCACGGCGGATGGTAAACGATGACTATAGATACAACTATTGGTACAATTGGTCCGTTACCAACACCGCCTGAAACCTATGAACCTGATTATATGATACAGCTTATTGATCGTCTGGATTTAATTCACCAGCTTTTATCACGGGCTATTGGAGAAGGCTGGCAAGTAAGCAATGTAACAGCCGATACCGTACTTGATGCAGATTCTACAACCCTTGCTGAAGTGGCTGATGTTTTAGGTACATTGATTACACAAATGAAAGACCGTGGTCTCTTAGGAAGATAAGCAGATTTACCTCTTATGCTAAATGCTGTAAGTTATTTGAACGAGCCAACCTATAGTCAACAAGACTTTTGTGATGTTGTGGACCTTATGGCAAATTCTCCCACGCATAAAGGTTATACGGTGACTGATTTAAAGCGATTGGTTGTACCGCCACTACAATTAAATCAGTTTGAATTGTTCAAGGTTCAGAATAAGCCAGCAGGGTTCGTCTCGTGGGCATGGCTTACCAACACTACGGCATTCGGGTATGTGACACGCCAGCGACGACTACAGGCATCGGATTGGAATGTCGGCGACCAATTTTGGGTCATAGATGTAATAGCTATGGATTATAGCCCTAGAAAAATCATCCGTTACCTAAGGGAAAAGTTTGAACCCATCATTGACCGTGCTTATTGGCACAGGGCAAAAAATCCTAATAAATTAGGGATTAAAATAGTCCATGTATAACCCTAGAGGCATGTGGTCTGACGGCTGGTTTAATCCAAATCCTTTGGAAGCATATGGTTTTGACCAGTATCAATTAAAGCACTATTGCTTTGGCGGTGATGGTGACGATGGTGGCGGTGGCGGGGAATATGGTCAAGACGACCCACAAGATGATTCTCTTCCCACACCGGAAGACTTTAGTGGTTTAGTTGATGCTGGGGAAATGACTGAAGATCAAGTTGAACAGCATATGGGTCAAGCCGCAGCAACTATGGTTAGAACTGACCCGTATGCCGATATGATAGCTCGTGGAATTATAGGAATACCGGGTCAAGAAAAGAGTGGGCTAACTCCAGAGGAAATGGGTTTTGCGCCTCGGTTTGGTTATGGCGTACATTCTTTAGATGATCCTTCTCTAAAACAAAGTGAAGATATTAGGGAACTCCTTAAAACAGGGTTTCGAACAGGTCGCCATGATCCGGCTTTATTAACGACCAATTTGGCTCCTTCTACATTATCTCAAAATGCGTTAGCACAATCTTATATTGATGCTTATAAGGGCAGTCAAGACATAGGGTCTGATATCGCTGGATTGTTTGGTTTTCAATCGCCTGTAGAATTTGATCCTAATGAAGGTTTTTATGAAGGTACAGAATTTGACCCTTTCGACGCGCCCGTTCTAAGTACTCTTGCTTATGCTATAAATCCCGCACTTGGCGCACTCTATGGACTAGGTACAGGCATAGCAAAGGGTGATCCAGTAGGCGGTGCATTAAGTTTGATTGGACCGTATTCACGATTTGCACCAATAGCCAGAGCTGCTACAGGAGCGTTAGACGCTTATAATACCTTCTTTGATGATAATCAAACATTATCTAAACTAGCTGGTTGGGATACATCACCTAGAGATACTTCTTTTAATGTTCCTCGAGATGTATATACCAGTTCAAACATACATTTAGACCCGGAAGGCTATGCTAAAAAGGTTTTTCAGCAATATGTAAAAGGTCCAATACAAAACCTATTTAGACCTGATCCACGTGCGGGTGCCGTTGCTTCACAGCAACCCGTTGCACCCATACAGCAACCCGCCGCAACTACACCTTTACAGCTCATTGCGCCAGCTCGTGCCGCACCTCTTAGGATAGACCAAGGACCGAAAGAATTTGAAGATTTATGGAAGATTATGCAGGGAACTCCAACACCAAATCAGATAGATATTTCTGGTACGCTCTATTAATCTAAAGGATAAATGAGATGAGTTGGATAGATAGCTTATTAGAGTTTACGGGGTTTAAAGAGCCAGACCGTAGCCAAGAGGCGCAAACGACAGTCCGAACTTCAGGAACAACGGTACCTGACTATTTGGACGAGTTTGCTAGAGAACAGATTCAACTCGTAGATCAACTTTCACAACAGGCTTATCGTCCACCTTCTGTTTCGGGTGTGTCTCCTTTTACTCCAGGACAAGTGGGCGCTTTAGGTAGAGCTGAGGAATATTACGGTGCTCCCGGTGGAACAGAAGCCGGTATTGCAGCTTCGGGTGCTTTACAAAATCTAACAGGGTTAGCGGGCCAACGAATAACTGACCCTGGAGCGCTGACTCCATTTATGAATCCATATCTTGATGCGCTGGGTGGAGAAATTGATAGGGCTGCTCAACAAGCCCAAATAGCAGCAGATGCTAGAGCTATGGGGTCACAAGGTTATAGTGCCTTTGGGGGTAATCGCCGTGGTATTGTGGAAGGTCAAATAGCAGATTCTGTAATACGACAAAAAGCTGACTTACAACGACAAGCCTTTGATAGAGCTGTACCTAATTATTTTAAGGATTTAGCTGCACGAGGTGTAGCAGCAGAAAGTGCTCTAGGGGGAGCTACTAATTTAGCCGCCCTTACAGGAAGAGAACTTGGCGCTGGCTTTACTTATGGTGGTGCTCAACAAGCACAAAATCAAGCTCAGCTTTCTGACTTGCTTCGAACAGAAAAAGCAGAGATTAACTGGCCTTTCCAAATGGCTGACGTTAGACAAGGTGCCTTGGCTAACTTACCTTATGGAAAAACGGTTACAGAAGCTACAGACGTTTTTGGTGGCCCCGGTGGTTATACACCCATGACTGGCCTTGGGAACATTGCGAGTATTGCCAGCGGTATCGGTAATTTCTTTGCTACACCGAGCGGTACTGGAGCTCAGAGTCCCGCACAAGGATGGGGCAACCTGTGGGACACAGCTAAAGGCTGGATGACCGGTTAATGGCTAACCCTTATCAACAAATTGGTAGAAACATACTTCAACCTTCTCCGTTGTCGGCTTTACCCGTTGAGGCTGAAGCTGACCCCGGCCAAAAAATAGAAAGGTTGAAGAGTCTTCTTACGGAAGAGAATTGGTTTACGCCTTTTGGTGAAAAAATACGAAGTCTAATAAATTCCTTTTCTGGGTATCACCGACAGATGTACCAATTGCCAGGTGATTTTCGCGCAGCAGAAGCAAGAACTGGACAACAGTCTCAGCAAGCCCTTCAGCAAATACTAGCAAGACAAGAAGAAGCAGATAGCATGGCACAGGCACAGGCCGGGGGTGGTCTTCCTCCCGCTCCGCTTCCAGGTTCGGCAACAGCTCCGTTTCCAGGTGATTTTTTTGCCGGAGAAGCACTAGCTAGACAACAGTCTCAACAGGCCCTTCAGCAAATACTAGCAAGACAAGAAAGAAGTGACCAAGAACAGGAACAAGCCGTTAAGGCACAACAGACCGCAGAGAATAGGTTCTTATCTCTTCAAGATAAAACTCGTGCCGTGCAGAAAGATCGAGAGGCAAGGTTTACGGGCCGTACTGATATTGTTGCTAGAAATCAGGCAGCACAAGCACAAGCTCTTGGTGTTATACCTTTTGTTGGATCTTTAGATCAGCCAATGCCGCAAGCTGATCCAATGGATCCTAACCAGTTACCCCCAGAAGTAGCTAAACTTATTGCTATGAATCAGGCCACACAAGCACAGCAACAACAAGCACCAGTTCCTAGTCCTATCCTTCCTGAACCTCAAGGACCTCCTCCTATCTTTCCAGAACCTAATGCTCCCACTCAAGAGTTAATGAATGAAATAGCGCAGCTTGCTTCTAACCAAATTCTTCCTGAACCCGGTGGAGTAGGTCCAGGGCCAGAGCAATTTGCCAGACAAGAAATACTTCCTCCTGCTGATGGGCAAAAAGAAAGAATAGAAGAAAAAATACAAGCGGCATTAGACGCTATAAAAGCAAAAAGAGAACAGGGGGAAGCAGAACTAGCAAGAGCACAAGCAGCAACCGCT